CTCGCACACATTACGAATGCATCGGAAAGCCGCCAGAATAAACATCGGCGACATACGCTTGTCGAACTTCGAGTAATCACCCGCTACGATCTTGTCAACACCAAAAACGGTTAGGTGTTTGTAGAATGCCTCCCAAGTACAACTATTACAGTTCGTGCCTGGAGCACCCTCAAAAACATAGGGGTTCAACTGGAAACATCGGATGAAAGCCAGGAGATGTGATCGCACCACATGATTCCAAGCAGCAGGGCCACTCATAAAACCACGGGTCTTCTTGATCAACCTCTTAGCCTCCGAAATGGGCTCATCCTTGAGATTCATGATATACACGGGCATGTATCTTTCACCACGCGAGTAAACATCACGGATCAGGTCGACCTCGTCTTGGATCTCCTGACACCACTCAACAGCATCTGAGTAAACATCATCTGCCGGGAGAGGGTTCAAGAAATGCACCTTCGGCTTCCGGTAGGGATAACCCATGCTCGTTTGACGCTTCATCTTGTCCAGGAATTTCACACCTGGATAACCATTCAACGTGATCTTGTCATCCAATTGGACGATCTCACGAAGGTCAGTGCTTTTCAGCTTAGACAAAACATCCCGAGTATATGCAGCAACNCACTTGTCAACCTTACTCTGTGAAAACTCAAAAGTCTGAGTCACCACTGGTTCGACGTTGTTGTGCCACACTTCAGGTCCTCGCATCTCCGGCTTGACCATGCGGTCCACAAAACCTTCAGCGACTGCAGCTGCACAAAGGGCAGTTTTAGTCACATTAGATGTAGGGGCAACACGGAAAGAGCCAGCTGGGGTACTTCCATAAACCATAGCTTGGCCTTGTTCAGGCCATCGCAACACGGACTTCTGGTGGAGTTTGCCAACAACCTCATTCAATCGAGGTCGGTTAGGCTGAATGATATTCCCAAAATGCGCAATTGCGCTGGTAACATCCTCCATCAAAATCTCCGCACTACCAGCCTGGCCGGCAGCCTCACGCCATGTTTGGTGCAAACCCAAAATCACGGGGCCAGCTGGAGTAAACCCAATTAAGGGAGAACCACACTGTCCGAAAAGGGTCGGCACTTTGGCAGCACCGTACCAAGCTTGCGTTGTATGCGGAATACTAGCAAGTGGACTCTCCACTCCAGCACGAATGGCCTGGAATGAATTCTTCACAACAAGCCCGGTGTTTGTGCGCGAGATCAAAGATCCGTTGCAAACCAACGAGTGGAACTGCTGCTTGAAAAACATGCCAGTCAAATCGGCTTTCGGGGGGAGAATACAGGTGAAGAAAGCAAGATCCCTTTCGGGAATTCGCAAAATATCTTCCTGGATCACTCGCATCGTAATGTTGCTGTTCACTTGGTTCAACTGAGGCATCTGGATGACGTCCATCTGGAACTCCTTAACCGCTGGCAAACAGTGGTTGTTGGTCACATAAATGTGGCCACCAACACAAAGTGCTACAGCCGGCACGTGGTCTTCACTATCACCATTCTTCCAATGGCTCTTAATGTTGACGACGTTGCGGGCAACGCGATCTTGAACTTCTTCGGCGGACATATTTCGCCACCCATTTGTCAGGTTGGGAACTTGAAACTCACTGAGAATCATTTCATCCCGAGCCCATGGGTTAGGCTTTTCATCCTTGCGGAACACAGAGCCATCACTGACGACACCAGAAACAGGCGCGCTATTCACACGCGGATCCGTGTCAGTACCCCAAAACATCTTCACGAAGAGAGATGAGGTCTTCCAAACGGCCCAAACGGCAATAAGAGCAGCTACAATCGCTGCAATCTTCCACGAGTACATCGCCTCGTAGGCACGTCG